ATTTTTAAATTTTCTCCCAGCTAGATTTTGAATTTACATCTCCACCCTTAAAACGATGTCCATCTACAACATCACCAACTTTTGGCATTGGCCTAGCATTGGTAGACGTTCCAGATGATCCAGAACCTTGTTTTTTCAAAGCATCTAGAGTTGGTAGTAATTTTTGATAAATTTTGACTGTATTTTCAAAGGCAACTTTTGGTGCATTCTCAACATCAAGTTGACCAGAAAGATTCCCTAAAACTTTCATATCACTATCAGATAAAGTTCCAAGCGTAATACCAGCGGCAACAATTTCGCTTAAATTTTCAAAAGTCATAATTGCGCCTAATTGCTCTGCTTTGGCTTTGTAAGTTAGATAATTTTGATCAGCCATTGAATTTGGAACAATGGTTCTATTCCAAAAGAAAGTGTCGCCTTTTTTACCTTCTTTTAAAGCATCATCAACTTCATCTGGGTTTACTTCCAAAGCTGCGGCCAAAGCAGATCTTGCCACATCAACAGCATTTTCAGTTTTGGCAATTTTACCAATACGTTCCTGTTCTTTTGCAGTTTCAGCGCCCGTGGATGCTTTTAATTCATCGCGTTGATCCGTTAAGCTTGCAAGTTTTGCAGTGTATTCATTTGACAAGCCTGCCGACATATAAGCGCCCATTTGACCGCGCAACTTATTAATTTGATCATCTAAAGATCCAGAAATTGTTGCTTGTGGTGCATCACCACCCATAGGTGCAGTTTGTTGACCCGCAGCAATTGCAGTTGCGTCAACAGGTGCGCCCAAAAGCAAAGCATCCATCATTGCTTGTCTTTGGCTTTCCTTGGCAAGTTCCGCTTCAGCAGCGCGAGCTTTACGCGATTGATCTTGCTGTTCGTTTATGGCCTGCATAGTTCGGGCAAACGATGTGCCTTCTTGACCGCCCTGCAAAGCCATGCCAGCGTCCTTTAGAGCGCCGAAAGCGAGCATCAAGCGCTGGCTCTTGCTCAAGCTTCCCATTGGGTCATTAGAGACTTGTTGTGTAGGTGTATTTTCCATCTTATTGCCCCCAAGGACTTTAGAAACATAGTTCTGCGTTTCAGCAAATGGCGGAATGCCGTTGTATTTCTCCACATTAGATGGCCCAGCGTTATATGCAGCCAAAGCTAATTTTGGATCTTTAAAGCGCTCAAGCATCTGTCTCAGATACATAGCGCCGCCTTTTAAGTTCTGCGCTGGATCACTTGGATCAACGCCTAATTCAGCCGCAGTTGCAGGCATAAGCTGCGCATAACCCATAGCGCCCTTTGGGCTAACGGCATTAGCATTGCCGCTACTCTCTGCCATGATAAGACTGCGATACAGCGCAGGGTCAATACCTTGCTCCTGTGCGGCCTGTCTGATCATTGCATCAAGGTCAGGTGAAGCCATTATCTAGCCCCTAGCGAAGCTACTTGAGCAGGGCTGCCAAACATTCCAAATGATGCGCCAGCCTGACCCAGAGAGCCAAGAGTTGACAGGACATTCGAGCCGCCACTTGTAGTCTGATTTGAAGATCCAGAGGTGTTGACAGTGCCTAGACCCCCAGGAATTGCACCTCCACCAGCGAGCAAAGCATTGAGTTGTTGCAACGGATGTGCCTGTGCGCGATCAAATTCGGCCATGTCAGCTTGCAGTTGAGCTTGCTCTATAGACCGCGCGACTTGACCAGCCCCTAGCTGCCCTTGGAAGCCCTGCATGAGGGCTTGATTGCCTGCGGTGGTGGTATCTGCCAAGCTGCCTGCCGCCTGCCCTCTACCAGCCAATTGAGCCATTGTCTGGGCCTGTGCCTTATCGTAGCCCTGAGACATAAGATCCGCCATTGTTTGCAGATAGCCTGTTTCAAACGCACCCTGTCTCGCACCCTGATACACATCTGCGCGACTGCCGCCAAATGCATTGGATTTCGAGATCATTTCATTCTCTTGCAGCCGCTGTTGCGCCCGTAAGTTTTGCTGTGCCGTATCAGCCGCACTAATTACGTTTTGCTGATATGGGTTGTAGTTTTGCATCGTCATTGCGTTATATTGCTCTGGTGTCATGCTCGACAACTCAGAGAAAACATTTGATGCCTGTTGATATTGAGGTTGACCAAAATCAGCCTTGGCAAGGTTGGTTTGAACCTGTTGCTCAAGAGGGCTTAAACCAGCAACAGTTTGGCCAGTGTACGGCTTATACTCTGCCGTACTAAGTGCAGTAGCTTTCGGCATAATTTGATTGCGAATATAATCTTCTTGCCACTTAGGAAGCTCAGACGTTTGAGCCTGATTTGTGGTTTCGTAAACCGTCTTGCTACTGCTACCCATTAGTTTAACTCCATTTCAAAATGCGTATAAATCGGCTGGAAGTTGAATTTTCCACAAAGCTTATCAAATCCCTTGCGACCATCAGCCTCTATTGCTCCGCATCCACCGTCTGTTGCCATTCTGGTGAATATTGCCAAAGCATCATCCACCCATTCATCCATTCTCGACCCACCTATAAATTCGATCTTAAAATTCGATCTTCGAGGGTGGTTGACAATCGCAGTTGTGATTATCGCCGTTAATTCATCATCTAGATAGATCATCCAAAGAAGCGATCCGCCTTCCTTTAAATCATCTATAATATCATCAAGCCCAATATTCCGTTCCGCCCGTTTCTGTCCCTTGCGAATTAAGGGTAAAGCCTGATCAATCACATCATCCACAAATTCTGGCAGAATTGGCAGTATGTTGACCACAGCCCGTTGATGCAAATGTACCACGTTATTAAGCATATGTCATTGCCTTAACCTAGTTATTGAAAGGGTGGCGGATGGAGATGCAGGAGCATAGGCCGTTGCTGCGTGAGCATCAAGGTAGGACGCGGTGCTTGTCGTTGCCCAATCCACCTCAAGATAATCACCAGCGGTCATTTGAAATATAGCCGTGCGCGAAACAACTGTAGTGTCGCCGTTGTTTTTCAAGCTTGCCACGATGGTTGATCCAGCAACGTTTGTGCCGTTAATTACTGGCCAAAATCTAAACTCAACAGAGCTTGCATTGGTTGAAGTGATTTGCGCCGAAAAACCTAAAAGGTAAGTGCCAGCTTCCGCAAATACAATTCGCGTTGGATATGTACCATCTAGTGATACACCATTTGCCATTGCTGGCGTGTCAAACTGGATCTTATAAGCCGTGTCAGCTAATGCAGCGGTTACTGATGTGGCTTTGTTTAGCAACGCATATCCATCGGCCAGAGTGATCTGCCGCCATACCCCGTCTTTAGAGACAACGGGATAGCCGTATTCGTTATCCCAAAGCATGATGCCATTTTCATTGGCAACCGACTTGTCATTTCTATATTCCAGATTATTGATAATTCTGCCTAGAAAAGAGGTGAGCGTATTTGCCCACCTTTTTAGATCCTCGCCAACAATCGGAAAGCTGCGACCACTCATCTCTTGCCACCAGCCTTAACTTCAACACGGTTATTGCCAACGCGCCAATCTGTAGATCCGCCAATGATTTTCATTTTAATCTGACGGCCAGTAAAACGCAGAGAAGTTGGCTGGGTCAAGGAATATGGCCCGTGCGTTGTTTCTGTTGCGTTTGGATATAGTCGAGTTTTAAACTCAAGCTGCACATCTCCAAGATTTGAAACATCTGGGATCAGGTTAGTCACCACGGCAAGATTGTCGCCTATGCCGATTTCAATTGGCCCAGTTTCGGCAAATACTTCTTGACCGTCATAATCCAAGCCGACCTCGTGGTCATATAGGTATCCATCCGTTGACACCATAATTGGCGCTCCGAATACCCCACCATCACTTGATGCAGTTCTTGCCAGATAGCCAGTTGTCCATGAGCCAGTTCTATAGGAATAGGTAACGTACCTGTCAACTTCCACTGAATTTTCACTGGGATAAAACCACGTTACCTCAGAAAACTTTGTGTTTGATGATGCGACAATTTTTGATTGCTGGCTTACGTTCATGTCGCCATATACATATTCAGCAACAGGACATGGAAGCGCTCTTACGCTGCCGTCAAAAATCCAAAATGAACCGCTGCCCATCCACATTGCAGATCCCTCAACTTGAATGACCGCATTTTGCGCAATCAATCCAGCGTTTGTGGCTTGGCGATCAAAACGGTAAACAAACGGAGCGCCAACGTATGACGCGAGGTGAACATCGGTATCAGTTAGGAATAAAGTTCCATTAACTACTCTGCAGGCACCGACAATGCGGCCACTTGTTTGCAGGATCTGTGAACCAGCCTGATTTGTTGTGGAAGGTGTCCAGTTTTGATTGTTTTCCTGATCACACCACTGGATCAGTCGATCATTGCCAGAAAGACCATTTGACCCGTATGCAAACATGATGCGTTCTTCTGATACAACAACACCAGCAACAGCGGTTGGCGCATTTGGAATAACGGTTGCTGCGACTGGCGCACTAACTGTTAATGGCCACTGAAACAGTCTACCGTCATCAGCCATGACACCTACAAGATCCTCGCCCCAATTATCAAGGCTCCACGTTGATGCCGTCACAACGCCTGATTGAGCGCTTTCTGGTCGAGCCGTGCCATATGAATATTCACCGTAGGCACCAATGCCATACCCAATAGCTCCTTGGGCATCAGCGCTGCCAGTTAAAAAACCCGCTGGCGTTATGTCATAAAAATCACCACCACCGCTGATTGCATATAGGTTTGTGTTTGTACCAACAGCAATCCACTTGCCACCAACAACATCACGCCACGTTTTAATTGCGCGACCCATGCCAGACATTTGATTGCTTATGCGCTTGCGCCAGCCGCCAACAGGCTGCATCACATTGTTGTAAAATCGCACCAACGACATATCGCGCCAGCGACCACCATCAGCATATTCCGTGGCACCGCGCACGGCACCGATTGGGATCTCTAGCTTAAATAATGGCATGGCGGATCATTTCTTTTTCTTAGGCTTGGCTTTTTTAGCTGATGATAAAGCCATCGCAATAGCCCGATCATGTGGAGTTCCAGATTTCATTTCTGTGGAAAAGTTTTTGCTAATTGTTTTTTTAGAGTAACCTTTTTTAAGCATTTTTAGCTCCTCATAAATTAGCTAATCGTTCCAGCCGTTTCAATATTTCCTGTAACCACAAGATTTCCAGATCCATCAACGCGCATTACATTTACGCCATTGTAAGCAAATGTCAGATTTTCCGCCCCTGCGGTAACAGTCCAGCTTTGAGTGCCGCCAGTAATTGTAATAACGGATCCAAGTGTTGGGCTTGTAAGTGTTGGGTCAACAAAGGTGCCATTAGCCGCAATAGTATCCAATTGAGTTTGAATTGATGATGTAACACCACTAACATAATTCAATTCAGCCGCAGTTGAGCTTACTGCAACACCGCCAATTTTTAACGTTGAAAGGTTTGGAGCAATAGCAACCGTGCCATCAAGCAAGTCATCAAGCAGATCTAAATCATCATTTAAGATGCCGCCCCATGTGCTGGTGCTTGCGCCAACGGTTGGCTTTTCTAATCCATATGTTGTTGTGGCTACCATTTTCTATCCTACTTGCGTCCATATTTCGCTTGGAACCGATTGTTGTTCCCATTTTTCGCGGCCAATTACGGCAATTATACACGAAATTGGAATAGTTGCACTCATTGAACGAGTATATCCGCCAATGATAGAAATCCCAGATGCCAAGTCTATTGTTAAACCGCCGCCTGTCGTAAAGTTGGCGCTTGATGACACATTGAATGTTGCTGATATTTCAGAAACACCAAACTTAGTATATCCGCCAATAATCGCCATATTAGTGTTTGCAGCGATTAAAGATGCGCCAAGCAAAATCTTAGTTCCCTCAACGCTTGATGCACTTGTTATTGCTATATCAGAATTTGCAGAAACAAGAAAAACGCCAGATCCAGAAAGTGATATGGTTAATGGTATAGCTGCGCTGCCAGTGACAGCATCACCGACAGCGTACCCGTATTCCCAATAGTCTGGTTCTACATAATATGACATATGTTACTCTGGTTTAGTCGGCCAAGTGATGTCTGTAGGCCATCCAGCTTGTGCCGTAATGTCACGCAATGCTTGGCGGTATGCAGTTTGTTCAGCAGACATGGTGCGGTCTGATGTGGCCCACCAATCTGTAGAGGCTATTAGTTGGTCACGCATACTACGCATTGACACACATAAGTGACCTATCCGATTACCCATATCTATTTCTAACTGGGCAACTTCAGCGGCAGACATTTCAATTTTGGAACCGTTTTCTGTTTTGTAGTAAACTGTCATAACTCTATCCTATGCGTTAAAGCTGTAAACACGAACAGTTCCAGCAGTATAAGTTGATGCCATATTTGATGTTAATTGAAATCTATCTGGCCTTGCAGTGGTCGCAGATAGGTAACTCCCCGCAGTATAATATCCTCCTGCTTCAAAATATGAGTTAGGGCTGCCACCTGTCGTAGCCCACTGCATACCCCATGACCAAACCGCAGTGGAATATTGCCCTGATGGTAAGCCTTGAAGTATTAAACTGGAATAACTAGCATATGCTGTATTTGTGTTTTGAGTACTTTCTTTATAATCCATTGCATCTTTGCTGCCCCCGTCATACCGCTTATAATGCCCATTGGATGACCAATATGAACTGCCCCCATCTGTAGACAATCTAATCTTTTGATTACGGTAGCCAGTATTTCCATAAACTATACCTTCAAGTATAATCATGCACATAGAGCCTGTTGCAGGGATAACCAGATTATTTACTGTTGTTGAACCCGAAGAAATAGTTGTAACACTTTCTTCAGACCAAATACCCCCACCGACACCCCCCGCACTAATAGCAGCAGCCGTAGTAGCATCAATGCTAGCCACATTGGTCAGCGCCCTTGCGTTGCTGATAACCTCTGTTCCTGATACTTGAATCGCCATCTTCGTAATCCTTTACTATTAGCGTTTCTTTAATTCTTCGATTTCGGCCTTTAGTTCTTTGACCGCTTCAATCAACACTGCAACCATATTAGCATAAGATACCGATTTAAGGCCAGTATCTGCATTTGTGCCAATAAGTTCTGGCAGCACTTTTTCAACTTCTTGAGCGATTAGACCTACAGTCTCAACGCCTGTCTCTTTCCAAGCAAACCGCACACCGCGTAGCTGAGATACTACATCCATCGCGCTTTCAAATGTGCGGATGTTATCTTTAAGCCTAATGTCAGATGTGGTGTTGAATGTCGCTGCGGTTACTACATTAAACGTCACGCTGCTAGTGGTGCTTGTAGCCTGATTGGATGTGTATGTTGTGTAACCAGCGCCATTGGTTAGCTGGTTGTTGTTGGTGATGTAGTTAGCGTTTGTTGCGCCAGTGTACCCCAAGTTTGCCAGAGATAACGAAATGTTAGCAGTGCCGTCAAACGGTACAGTGTTAATAGTGCGAGAAGTTTGTAACTTGGTTGCTGTCGCCGCGTTACCAGAGCAAGATGCAGCCGTTGTTGCGTTTGTTGCGTTTGTTGCGGTTGCTGCGTTTCCAGTTGTGTTCTGGTTTCCTGTAACATTTACGCCAGCGAGGTTGATATTGATGGATCCATCAAAGCTCACTCCGCCAATTGTTCTAGCGGTCTGCAATGTGGTTGCAGTTAAAGCATTACCAGTACAAGCCGCAGCCGTAGTAGCCGTTGCAGCGTTTCCAGAGATGCTTGCAGATGATGTAATGTACGCAGATCCGTTTGTAAGCTGGTTATTGTTGGTAATTGTGTTGCTAAAAACAGTGCCAGTTAGGGCAAGTCCAGTGCCAGCGCTGTAAACCGCTGTTGAAGCGATTTGCGAAAACATAATATTGGTGGTGCCAAATGTAATTGTGCCGACTGTATTGCAAACATAAAGCTCGCCAGCGCCAGTGTTGCCGTTTAACACAAAAAATGCATCGCCCTGACCAAGTGTAGCTGGGCTGCTTGGTGCATATGAGTCAGCGTCTGTGGCGCGAGTCAGCACCCAATTTGTGCTTCCAGATCCAAGATTGGTGACTGTATATACGCCATTTTGAGTCGCATTAGCTTGGTTATAAACCAAGACACGATCTGCCAAATCAAGCGTAATGCCATCAATTGAAATTGCGGCCTGTGCGCCAGCATTTGTCAGCGTAGCGCCAACACCTGACGTTCCGTTGTCATATGTTGCAGTGAGCGCAGATGGCGTTTCAACGCGCACTGGATCATGGTAGTGAATGCCAGCGGCAGCAATCGTGTCAACGTACTGCTTGGTTGCGGCCTCGAGGTTGGATGTAGGATCTGACGGGAGAACCAACGCACCCGTCATTGTATCGCCATTTAGGGCAACATAGGCAGATGCCTCGGCCTTGTCGGTATTTAAATTAACAAAGTTACTATCGACTTCTTCATGCGTTAGCGGTGAGCCTTTGCCTGCGCGGGTGACGATGGTTGCCATATTTTACGCTTCCAATCAATCAAGAGTAATGTCAAGATTTCCAGCGCTGATGCGGAAAACGTCACCGATAGTGATATTTTTACTATCCGTTAGATTACCGTAAGCAATCAAATTACCGCCAGTTGATGCGTCAAAAACACCAATCGAGGTTACAACACCCCATGTGCCTGTTGCAGTATCCCACTCAAGCGCAGATCCGTTTGTTGCGGTGTCTCCAGAAACGGAAAGCGCCGTGCTGACGCGAGTATAACCGCCACCAGATACCTCTGTGCCGCCGCCACTGTCAGTAGGTGCAACCGTGTAAAGAGCCGTAAACCAAGCTGTAGGTCTAGTTACAGTCGTAGTTGTGAAAAGCCACTCTAAGGTTTCAGTTTCAAATGCATTTGTTAGTGACATGATTTTACCCCATTGGTTCTGAATATTTATAGCATATAATTAAGTGCAATACAAACTCAACGCTCTATTGGATCAATGGCCCTCAAGACCAAACCGTCTATCATATGAAACGTCATAGCCTGTAATGCTCGCCTTGAAGCATAGCCCATTCCAGCCGCATATGCATCAGGTGGGCAGAAAGCTCTCAAGCTCTCCCAGCGTAGTGGCCCAATGTCCTTTGCCGCATCGTGGTGGATGTGTCCTGTCATCATGTATCTATGGCGCGTTTCCGACCAATACGGGCATACATCTGACAAATACATGGTCAACCTATCAGGCTTGGCTTTATCGCCGTGGTGCGCAGAGATTAGGCATTTCCCCCACTGCCTCATATAAAGATCGTGCGGGTTTTTCTCCACATCAACTCTAACATCATCCCTGTATCGCTCTGCCAGAGAGAATGTCAGGATCAGGTGCGAGTGTTCGTCATGGTTGCCCCTGAGAACCCGTATTTGGACGCTCTGGTGCTTTGACCGCAGCGTGTCGATAATATTAGCCAAGATTGCAATGCCGCTGCTGATGATCCGCCAGTGCCTGCCATCAACGTCTAGCTTATTCTTTGACTTTGGCGTTTCAGCCCTACTATCATCTGCGTGGAAAAAATCACCACCGACCAAGAGAACGGCATGAGCGCTGTTTGGAGTTAGTGCGCACACCTTGGCAAATGCGTGTCGCATATCCTGAGTGGCAATATTAGTGTCGTAATCCTGATCCGCAGTTTCCTCGCCCCAAGCCATCATTCCATAGTGAGCGTCCATTATTGGATAGACTGTCAGCAGATCCTTGTTCACTACGTCTGGCGCGAGAATTGGATCACATTTTTTTACGTCATCGAATGCATTTTTATAAAGATCAATAATGTCATCAGCATCGACTTCTGGCGCTCGCCAATACGTCGAAATACGAGACTTGGTTTCTGGATCCACTTGGACAATCCAGCCAGCCTTTGCCTCTTGCGGATTTAGCTTTGCGGATCTAACTGCAGATGCCGCACCTTCCGATAAGAGAAAACCGCGATCAATCCCGCGATTGCAACGTGTGACGAAAGTATCGTATTGTATTCCAAGAGCCTCTGCGGCGGCTTTTTTGCTTCCATGTTGTTGAAAGGCTTTTACAGCTTCTAACAACAAATCGCTTGAAATTGGTTTGCGTGGCATTAATCACCATCTAGCTTAACCATCCAAATATCTTGGTGGTTTCCTCTGTTCTGTGGTCAAGGCCATGATATCCGCCATTAACACGCTTAGTGATACGCTTAATAGTATCCTCGTTTATGCCTTCATCCGCGATCTGGAATAATTTATTGCGCTCAAAGAACCATAAAGCGCCATCAAAAGCAAGCTCGCCTTCAAGTAGCGATGGATCTGTCAATACATCTGGCCTGTTCATATCGTGGGCAAATGCTTTGTAGTTGTCATATCCAGTCAATTGAAGAAAACTTCTGCCTATGTAGAGGCTGGCTTTTTCTGGCGTATCATTCCCCATGCGATTTAAATATGTTTTCTCTGCCAATGCTTTTGGATTACGGGCAAATGGTGCAGCGGCCTCAAGCGATTTAAACCTATTAGGCCAGATCTGACACATTCTTTCCGCTGAGTAGTTCAAGTTTTCACGGGTCAGTTTAAAACCACCACTCTCGTGCGATGCTTGACCCAAGAGATGGGCCGCGCGTTCTGGTGCAAGATCGTAATGCTTGGCAATTGCACGGGCAGTATTTGGCCCAAAATCACCATCAGCGGAAACACCGCACTTCTCTTGCAGGATCTTCATAGCTTCGCTCATTTTGTAACCTTTTGTATTTTCTCGTATGACCTCAAACCGCCAAGACCAAGCATTCCTAATAGGATTGGCATAAGATCCGCTGTCCCAATTTCGGGAAGTGCTGGCAGATCAACGCCGAATACTAATAAAAAGAAGACTAGAAAAGGCTGCAAGATAAACGACCAAAATAATGCTAATCCACATATCCATCCTATCGCAGGTCGCCACCCGCCTTTAAAGAGTGAGCCGCTGGAGGCTTCAGCCTTGTTGACTTCAAGCTGTGCCAGCGCTTGTTCCGAAGCTATTTTTTCAGACATAGTTGCAAGTTCGTGACCTAATTTTGCAGCTAAATCTTTATCAGGTATAAATTTTGATGCCAGCGCAGTGGCTGGGCCAATTAAACTGTCGATCAATCCCATTATTTATTCTCCTTGCTTTTTGACCAAGCCGTGGCACCCATGAAACCCACTACAATGCCCGTCTGGGCCACTAGAAACGTGTTTAGGAAGGCAGATGCCATATCAACGCGATCAAGGGCCACAAGGGGGCTTAGAAGCGCTGCAATGGCCACTATCGTTGACCACATTGCGACCCATGCCATTAAGCGTTGCTGATCCTGCATTTTGTCGTTGTTTTCGATCTGGATCATGCGCTCAGATCGTGCAAGCTCATCATCGGTCACAACACCATCGCCATCGGCATCAAATTGATTGAACTTTGAATCTTCTTGAAGTTTCTTCATGCTTTGTGTGTCCATGCAAACCAGAATAAAAACAAAGCCAATCCCATTGCAGTTGAAAAGAACAAAACAAACAAAGATATGCTGGTGATCTTTTCAATCATGGCGGCCCTGCGATGTTCGTGATCGGCGCGTTCCTTGCGAACCTTGGCCTCAATGGACAGAAATTCTTGCCATTTATCTTGGCCTGCCGAATATTGGATATATTGGCGCAGCTCATTGCGCATATGCTCTACTTGCTGCTTTGCAGCGTAGATTTCGATAGCTTCAGACTGAGCAGATCCGCTTATTGATTTATACCACGGTGGGTTGGACGCTTTGTTGGCAATGAAATCCAAATCTGCGATTGCAGTAGCCCAAGATCCTAATTGTTGGCCGACCGAACTTATATCTTTGCCAACTTCGACAGCGGATTTTATCGCTTTAAATGCGGTTGTTGCCGCCGCTATGAGGGTAAATGGGTCGATGGTGTAACCTCAACTGCGTAAAGCTTGCTCAATATTGTCAAGCTTGGTGAAAACGTGCTTAAAGCTATCCCGCATTTCCTTAAACTCGCGGTCATGTGCTTCTTTAGTCAATGCTAGTTGTGCCTGCAAAACGGCAATATGTGTCTCATGTGATTGCTGTTTTAAAAACATATATGAAACCAGTGCTACTGTGGGTGCTACAATCCACTTCAAAAGCATATCAAGAAATTCCATCATCTACCCTATGCCATTGGTTTTGCGCGCATCGACAACTTGGCAGATCCAGTGCTTGCCCTTTCATCTAGAAGATTGATCCCATCAACACCGCGCTGATAAAGTGCCGACCATGTTGCCATGCGCTCGTCATTATCTAAATAAGGCGATGCTTGGAGTAAGCAAGCATATAGGTAAACGTCAGGCGCGTATGTCAAAAGCCAGTTAGTTGGGCTTGCATCCGATAGCGCGTCAATCTTGGCATAGTAGGTTAATTCTGATTGATAGGTATCATCTGGCGCTGGCACAACTTGGATGCCGCTGCCGATTAGTGTGAAATATTGCGGTTTGCCAGATCCAACAAACTGCGCTTTCTTTTCTGATGCTTTGCTTGGCGAGATAAAGCTCAGAGGCGCAACTGGCGTTCCAAGTAGCTCAAAACGGATTGTTTCCTGCCAATCCGCTGGGATCTGAGAATATTCTGTGTCGATCTCCGCTGTTGCGCGTTTGACCATACGGCGATCACGCACATCGCGGCTAATCTGAGCCTCTGCCATTGAAATGAATGACGGGATCACGCTTGTCAGGTCAGTGCGTAAAAGCCAATCAGCTATAGCCGATTTTAGGCTTGAATAATTTGAAATGCTCACAGTGACCCACCTCTTGTTCGAAACGCCCGATTGTCGGGATCGTTTAGCCAGCGTTTAAATGCAACGGGATCATCAACGATGCCCTGTTTCTTGAGTTCATAATACACTGAAAGTGGAATTGATGCTACCTTTGCAACATCACCAAATTTTCCGCTTGTATCGTTCAACTGGCGTTTGTTTTGATCAACAATTGCACTTACATCTTGCACGTTCTCAATCGCATATTCGCCGTTATCCTTAACGTGCCAATATGATTTTGTGCCTGTCATAGCATCATGGTCAAAAATACGTTTATTCATTTAAGTCTCCCAGATAGGTAAAGGGGGCAACCGAAGCCGCCCCCGATATTATTATGCAGCGGTGGTCAAATCTGCAATCATGCCGTGTGCAGCTTCTTGGGTCATTTCCAAGCCGAACTCACAAAGCAACATGGCTTTGGAAGCATCGCCTGTTTTCGCCAAGTCTTTTTTGACGATTGGACGCAAGTAAGATACCGAAGCATACTCTGGGTCAAGCAGCCAAGCATCACGCTCACGAGTAAAGCGGTTTGCGACTACCGAAATCGAGCCGAAGTCGGACATATATACGTCAGCCGCACCGATAATTGTGGTTGGGCTGTCCGAAGGTGCCATGTAGCGCTGTGCAGCGATACCAGCAAAGCCAGATACAACGGTTTTGTTGTAAGGGCCGACCATCAACACAGATGGGTTGCCGCCAGATGTCCATGCTTGCTGCATAGCATCTTTCAACATAGCTTCAGTGAAAGCACGTTGGGTGCCATCGGTGCGAGCGTCTGTGCCGTCACCAGTTGGGTTTGCGCCGTCACCAGCTTTGCTTACGTTAGTTGCGATCCAGCCGCCCAAGCCAGCGGTTTCACGGGCAGTAGTTGTGTTCCCTGCAACGCGAGCGTTATTTGCGGCCAAAACAGCCTCAACGTCACGCTTTAATTCTTTACCGCGTTTAGCTACTTGGTAAGCCATTTCGTTTGCACGGCCAGCTTTGTCTTGGTTTTCAAGGTTGTCAGCGATAACAACTGTGCGACGACGAATGGTTGTGTAGTTGCCCAAGCGGGTTGTTGGGTTGGTTACGTCAAATGTGCCAACATCATCACCATCCAAGATAGCAGTTGTCGAAACAGCGTTTAGGCTGTCTGTCTGCCATTCAAAAAATGTGTTCGACACTTTCTTTGAACCAATGTTGGATTGCAGCGGTGTTTCTTCGGGAGAAATGTTTGCGATGACATTTGCGAGGCTCTCTTTTATGCCTTTTGCACTAAAAGAGGTAAATGTATTTGCTACTATAGTCATTTGGAATGCTCCATTAAATGAGGTTTTTCAGAAGTTCGGCAGCGTCCCTTACGTTGCCAGTTCGATTAAAGCGTTGTTGCGCCTTTTGCACATCCGATTTAGTTCGCACCCCAGTGTTATTGGATCCAGCTTTAAGCATCTTGCCCTGTGGCTTTTTAGGTTTAGCTTTAACCTCATCAGCACGTTTAGAGCCTTTTGCATATAGCATCGCCATACGAGCCATTCTAACCAAACTAGCGCTTGTCACGCCAGCAACGTCATCATCAGAAAATCCTTCAGCTAATAAGAAATCACGAACTTGTGCGCTTTCCCGTTGTGCGACTTTACTGTCACGCCACTCAGGGATAAATTCTGGCAACACTTGTTTTTGTGCCTCCAGATATTGCGCCTTCGCTGCTTCCATTTGCTGCGCTCTCATCTGACCCATGCGTTGCTTTTCAATTTCCACAGCTTGGAGTTGCTGACCGCGTTGCTCCTGTTGCTGCTTCCAATTTCGCTCGGCCTTGGCTGCCATCTTGGGGTCTAGATCGTATAGCTTGTCCCAATCTGGCTCTGGTTGCACGTTCTCTTGCAGTTTTTGCTCAAGCATGGGCAATAGCTGCTCGTATTGTGCGCGTTCCCGACTAAGTTCCGCATTGAAAGCCTCAAGCTGTTTACGGCTCTCGGATATTTCTTGCGTCTTGCGGGTGTAATCTCGCTGCCTCAGATAACCAGCTTTGATTTCTTCAACCGTCATCTCCACGCCATCAACTTCAACTTTAGCCGATAGTATATCTAGAGATTGATCTTCGTCATCATCGCTTTCTTCATCTTCATCAAGATCGGCATCATCTTCAGAGGTGTCATCCTCATCATCGTCAGCCTGTTCGGTTTCGGCATCCTCGGAATATTCTTCCTCATCTACCTCATCCAGCGCTTCAGTTGCTTCGTTATCCTCATCAGGCGAAAGCAGTGAACTGATAGCAGTCTGCGCTTCAGATAGGCCAATCCCGCGTGGGTTGTTGACTTCTGACATAGCGTTATCTCCATTTTACTCTTTGCTTGACTTTTTTTCAAGCGTTGCGTTATCCACGGCAATTTTGAGGTGCTGTCTTACTAGCTCAACCCCTTTTAACCGTGCATAGATGGCCTCTCTGCCAGCTATATCGTTTGGTGCCGTGGTCTTAAATTCGCCCCACGACACCTGATCTATTTCATCCAAGAAAAGGGTCAGGTCGGTATCTTCCAATAGCCGCCTTGCTGATTGTCCTTCTTGGAGAATTTGTGGCTTTGTCTTAATCATTAGTTACCTGTTTGATTACGTCAGCTTGAGCCTTCATAACTTCACGGTTGATTGCCATGTCGCTTTTCAGTTTCTCAACGTCCATGCGGTTGCCGTATTTGGCTTTCATTTCTTCAGCCGCAATCAGAATGTCAGCTTCCAGCTTGTCGCGCTTGAAATCATCCTCAAGCATCATTTTCTGGCGCTCAAGTTCAAGCTCGGCAGTTTTCTTTTGGATGTCGGCTTGGATTTGCTGGATCTGCACTTGGATGAACATTTCATTCACATCAGGCTTTTGCTCTTGCTGTGATGGTTGGAAGTCGGCTGGATCAGACCAGAACCGCGAGCTATCTTTAAAGCCTGCAAGCTCGGTGATTTCCTTGAGCGTGTTAGATAGCTTGGTCATGTCTGTGAGTGGGTTCTGTGCGCCCATCTCGGTCATAGCCTGACGTTGCTGTTGTGCAATTGATGTGAGAACAGCCATGCGCTCGTTAGTGGTGCCGCGACCAAGGGCTACATTTACTACACAGTCCATCCCAGCGTCCCATACGGAAGGGTCGATTTGCACAAATTCATTCCGAAGGCGGATCATGCGCGGTTGATCTTGGTGCATAACCACGTTTTTAAGAATAAGCTTGTAAAGCTGTTTCATGCCTGTTTCCGCAAACACACGGGCAATCATTTCGATATGCTCTTGAGATGCGCTTACAACCGCGTTTACGGCTGTTGCAGTGCTGTTCTGTAGTGCGCCAGCATCAAGCCCTGCAGAGGCGCGTGAAATGCCTGTGCGAGCCTCTTTGACCGCATCCATGTATTCCAGCACTGGGAAGGCTGCCTGACCAACAAATGGCATCGACAACGGCTGCACGGCACCCGCAGATTTCTGGCGAATAATTGCGCCAACCTCTGTATTCATAACGTCCTCGATTGATGCCTGTCCCTCAACCACCGTCATGCGTGGATGGATCGACATAGCCAAGCTGTCGAGCGTGTTGCGCATAATGACAGACTTGATGCGCTGAATATCAGACACCACATCGGCAATGCTCATACCGAAGAAATCGTGTGGTTCTGGATCTGGGCAAAACGCCGCAAAAGGGATTGCATCTACAGGCTCGTTTGAAAGCACCTTCTTACCGTTGCCTGCGACACACACCTTGCGAAGCTCGGCAATACCATCGCCATTAAAATCGACCTTGATGTATGTTTCGATATACATAACTTTACGCATAGCTTCATCGCTACGAGCGTTTGTCATCGTGGTTAGCGCTGGGTTGCGTGTGTAGCGCTCCACATTGGTGTCAAGCTCATCAGTGTCGGATGCTAGATCCTCGACCTCATCTTCATCGTATCCCATAGACACAAGCTCAGAGACCGTCACAGCGCGGCGATGCGCTACAAACTCTGCCTCCTCTAAACTGGTCGCTCTACGGTCGATTAGGAACTCCTCTGGTGGAATAGCTGCAATTTTTACGCGGCCATTCGAGCGTTCATGTGTCAATCTAACATCGTGGACAAGCGGGGCAGGCATAACTGCGCCCGTCATTGGGTCAACCATATCCTCGCCATAAGGCTCTGAAGATACGATCTCTACGTCAACCTCTGGATCTGCCATAAGCGCTGAGAGAGCGTTATCGTCCAAGCCTGTCATGTCGTAGGTCTTGATCTCTTTGTTCTCATCGAACCAGACTTTGATAATCCCCATCTTGCGGATCAGCGCGTCTTTGAATGCAGAGTGCAAAGCTAGAAAGCCACGGTTGTCGCGGTTCATAATGAAATTGGCATAGTCGGTAGCTTGATCCGCAGCGTCAACATCTTCCGCAGATTGCGGCATGAACTCCACGGTTCGCTCTGATCCCGTAAAGATCCGCATTAAGCTCGGCAGGATTGCCTGCACAGTATCGCGCACATCCATCGAAACAACTTGGCTGCGTCCATCCTCCTCATCACCGAATGGATCACCGCGATAATACTCTGTCGCCTTGGCACGAACAGGCGAGACAGTGTTGTCGATGAAATCAACAGAGTCATCAATCTCCTTGGCAACAATGCTTTGAAGCTCGGTTTCATCCATCTGATCATCATCTATTTCTTCGTCCATCTCATCGTAAATGAGATCATCGGTAACTTCGGTCAAGTTCTCAACCAAATCATTGATTTCTTTTTTCATAGTAAGCCCCTGTTGGTTGATTTTGGTAGCAAGCTCTGCGAATTGTTTTGCTTGAATGCATCTGAAATGTCTGCCTCAGATACGCCATAAAAAGATGCCGCACCAGCGATGCCGTATTTCTTAACTATGCTTAACAGCCTATCATCAAACACAACATAATTTCGAGTTCCTATTTGATTAAGGTCAGTTTCAAAACCTTTGTCTTGATATTCTTTAACAATGCGATCAGCCTCGGAACGTGATCTTGCTTTGATTGGTTCGGTTGGATAATCCTGACCTTTTATTTTTAGTTTTATTTCCCAACCCATGCCGCGAGATCCAGCATCAAGATACTTTGATCCAGATATGCCTTTTTCAAGTAAAGACTTGGAAATATTTTCTGGTGGCACATTTCCAAGAAAATCTGTCATTCTCCCACCTTTGGCAACTTCCATTCCAAAGCTATCTAAAGGTGGTGCGCCCTTTGGTATTGGCAAAGGTATTTCATTGTATTCTGAAATTTCATCTTTAAGAGCTTTTTCTAAATTTTCATCGTTAATCTTTTGAACTCTTTTAACTTCAGCTTTTGCCTCTGGTGTCCAACCAAGTGCGCTTTGCACCTTTTGGGTTTGCTCTTTGATAGGCAAATCTAAATTTAAAAATGTTTCTGGATCTGCATTAATTCTTGTTTGATATAAAGCACCTTCACGATTGAATTTAGGTTTAATGCTTTTATTGAACCAGTCCATTGTAGGGGCATCATATGCTCCACTTGCTGCCCTTTGCTCAATTACAAGCAAATCACCCTCTTTCATAATATCTTCAAGCATAGCTAACTTGTTGTATTCTTTTTGAGCAACTGCAGCAGGCATTCGATCTGCGCCCATAGAGATCTCTGAATAAAGATCCTCAATTGGCTTATTGCCAACTTTTATATCAATTGATTTTAACCTAGCGGTCAAACCATCACGATAAGTTCTAGCAATATCTGGAGTTTCAGTAGTGTATCCACCCCATCCATATGCTTGTGCGCCCTCACCGCTGCCCATTTTGTTAAAATCAAACATCCCAAGTGGATTTTCATCAATAATTTGGTAGCGATCAGGGTTTTTTGATAGGATGCCAGCCGCGACTGGATCACCTGACTCTTGAACGTAGGTTTTCCCAGTTTCCTTATCTAATATTCTAATACCTGATGGAAACTTATGCGGTGTTCCATGCCAAACTTCAAATCCAACAGGCTCTGGGATTACTTCTTTTGGATCATAACCAAAGCGCTGAATATTTGCCTCACGGCGCATTTGATCGGCTTTAGATAAAGCTGGAATTGGCGATACCTGACCGACAACATCAGCGCCAGCCGCCCGTGCGCTCTGTGGGCTATTCCATCCTGTCAGGAAGTCCATGTCGCCAGATCCGATAGCCCGTGCAGTGCCGACCATATCAGTTGCTGCGAAGTCTCCAGCCTTCTTGGCGTTCTTGCTTACCCGTGCTGCTACATCCGTTAGAAGATCGGCACCGACCTTGCTTGCGGCAGGAGCGCCCAATAGGCCAAGCCCAGCGCCTGCAGTTTCCGACAACATATTGCTTGTGGATATTAAGCGCTCCATCGGTGTCTTGTTGGCAGCAAAAATGTCTTGAGATTGTGTGCCTGCGCGGTCAAGGCCAGAGATAGGGTTGCTATCAGCGAGCAATCCAAGCGCCTGCGGCAAAGAGTTGCCAGCGCCCATATAGTAGCTCAATGCTTTGTTGATTGGTGTATCAACATTTTGGTTCAGCCACTGACGGCGCTTTTGCCCAGCGTCTGGCGTAAATATATCCCAAATGCCCATGTGAGATTATTCCCTATTATTGAAAAGCTGGGCTTCTACGGTAATTTTCATACATATACCGCAAACCTTCTGGGGTCATGTTATCAACATTAATAGCGCCATTTTGGTTGCGCAGCCAGCTTGAATACATTTGATCACTCATACCGCTGGGAGGCATTCCATTTGATGCATTCGGCATTACTTTAGATCCCAAAGCGCCCATAGGCCCATTAGTGTTGCTGTATGGCGTTCCCGCTGGTTGAGTTGTGGCTTGCATAACATTCCAGTTGCTTGGATCGTAACCTACTCCAACACCACTCATGCCAATTGATGAAAGTGGAGCATTCATTGCTGGATTGCGAGCAAGGCCGTAAAAGTCTTGTGGGCTTGCTTGCATACTGGATTGCTGACCAACGCTTGCTGGAACAGCACCCAATCCCGCTGGTCGAGCTTGTGGGCGCATAGATGCATTAGGCGCAAGCTTGCTCTGAAGGCCAAGCGTTTGTAGCAAGCCACCATTTGAACGGATCTGATTACCCAGCGCAGGGCGAAGCGCACCCATTGCAGCACCACCAATGCCGCCAGTAAAAGCTCCAAGCAAACCACCTATAGCTGGGTTTGCCATCATGCCGCGAAATCCTGTTAGTGTCTCGCCGCGACCATCTTGTGTCTGACGGGTAAAACCAGACGGCGCTACATTTGGATCACGATCTTTACCGCCAGCCGCTTTGTAATCAGCGTTTGACATTGTTGAGAAAGAAGCACCAGAACCACCACGGCCACCACCATCAAACATATCTCTAAGCGCGGAAACCTTTTTGCCAGACTTTGAGTCTTTATAACCCCAGCTTTTCTTTTCTTTCTTTTCTTTCTCAGCCATGATTAATCCTTCTCAAGGGCTTAAAGGTCAAATGTTGACAAATAATACCATACAAAGTTAATTTATGCTAGACGATGCCGCCAATGTTTCGGCGCAGCGGCTTATCCCAGATTGCCTGCGCCTTATATCCAATGGCAAGGTATCGCATTGCATCAGCGCCGTGCGAAGTCCAATCGTGTAATGGTCGCATTCTCCAAGTCTTGCCCTTCTCATCCCAGTCCCTGCGATACTGTCTCAGGCACTCAATGCCGCGACCACAATGCTCCTCATCAAACCACGCCGTGCGGAGCATCATGCGGGTTGCTTGGATGCCGTCATCCAGCGATAGGCTGGGCGCAATCTCGATATTGGTAAGGCCAAGCGTATTGAGCGTTTCGACCCGTGTCTTGCCTGTGCCAAGCTCCCTGACCCGTGCATCGTGCGGCAGTATGTGTTGGTCGTAAACGTAGCCCTTGTCGTTAATCACCTTCACATAGTGATCAAGGCCAACGCCTGATGCTTCATAAAAGTCGATGATCCGCATTTCCTGACCAACGCGCTGGGCAAACCAAATAGCCGTGCTGTCAGACATTCCCAGATCCCACGCCGTCACAACGGCCACAGATGGCTCATACGGCACCACACTAACGCGCTTGGCCTCAGTAGCTAATTGCATCTCTGTGCCGTAGTAAGCGCCTTGAATGGCCGCCTCAAAGCTGCACTCAAACTCCTGCAA